AAGCCCACAGGCTAGGGCAAAGTTAGGCAACATTAACATTGAAACTCAAAAGCAGAATAGTGACCCACTATTAAAAGTATTAGCGGGACGGCGTAACGCATGAAGATTCTGAATCACCCTAGTTATATCTATTGTTTGGATATACTGGCGGGAAGAATCAAAGCCCCCAAATATATAATATTACAATGCAGTCAATTTAAAATGATGGCTGACGGCAAGAGCGAAAAGTATATTATTGACTATGAAAAAGTGGAGTTAATTGACGATTTACTTGAATTGTTAATCATGCCAAAAGGACTGAAAGCGGGGCAACCGATTTATAAATGTGTTGCGGGTTTTCAGTTCTTTTTTATTATTTCAATTTTATGTGCGGTATATCAAGATAATTTGGAAAAGCGGAGATATGAAACCGCAGTTCTTGAGGTGTGCCGTAAGAATGGAAAAACTTTTTTAGTTGGTTTGATATTTATACTTTTATTTTTATTAGAGCCTAAATATTCAAAGTTTTATTCAGTAGCACCCGACGGGTCACTTTCAAGGGAAGTAAAGGAGGCAATCCAAGAAATAATTGGGTCAAGCCCTTTACTAGAGAATAAGTTTAAAATAAGGCGGGACGATATTTATTGCAAGATTACAGAAAATAAATATATCCCGCTTAACTATTCAAATTCGAGGTTAGATGGAAAGCTACCAAGCGTATTTTTATGCGATGAAAGTGGAGCATTGCCAAACCCATATGCAATTGAGGCTATGAGGTCGGGACAATTAACCATCTTGAATAAGTTAGGTTGTATTATTTCTACTAAATATCCCACAGTAGACAACCCATTTGAGGACGAAGTGGGGTATTGCATGAAGGTATTGGACGGACTTGTTGAAGATGATACCATTTTCGCTTTACTTTATGAACCCGATGATAAAATCCATTGGTCAACAAATGACGAAATACTTGAGCATGGAAACCCTTTAGCGTTGGAAGTCCCCGAGATTATGGAGGACTTGAAAAAGAAAAGAAATGTAGCTATCGAAGTACCAAGCAAAAGAGAAAATTTCATCACCAAGCATTGCAATATTGTTTATCAAGGGGTTGGAACTGAATCTTTTATTGACGTTACTAAGTTGCGTGAAGGTCGAACCAATAACATCGATTGGACTGGGCGGGACGTATGGATTGGGCTAGATTTAGCAATGACCAATGATAATTTTTCCGTGGGAATGGTAGCCGAAGAAGATGGAAACATTTTAGCGGAGGCAACCGCATTTATTCCCGAGGATAGAATTGAGGAAAAAACAAAGTTTGAAAAGATTGACTATCATGCTTTTATTAAGGAAATGAAAGCAATTGCGTGTGGTGATATGACCGTAGATTATGGAGTAATTGAGGAATACATATTAAATATAGAAAGTACATTCCAGGTCAATATAGTGGGTGTAGGTTATGACCGTTACAATTGTTTAAGTACCGCCCAAAAGCTAAAGAATGAGGGTTTAAAAGTTGTTGAAGTTCGACAACATTCAAGCGTATTACACCCACCAACCAAGCTAATAAAAGAATGTGTTGAAAGTAATAGATTCAAATACAAAGAAAATCTATTACTTGAAATAAATTTTCAAAATGCTAAATGTACAGAAGATACAAACCTTAATAAATACGTCAATAAAAAGAAAAGTAACGGTAAGGTGGATATGGTAGTCAGTATTATTAATGCGGTTTACCTTATGCAACAAGATGTTATTTTCAATGATGATGGCGGTTTTGTAATCCAAACTGTATAGAAAGGGGGTGATTAATATTAAATTAAATTTTAGTAATTTGGTTGGAGCAGTAAGAGAAATATTTGCACCCGATAACGGGGACGGTTTAACCCTTGACCAATTGATAGCCGATTTGTCAGCTCAAGAAGTTTCAAAAGAAAGGTTCTTGAATATACCATCGGTTAGTGGGAGTGTAAATCTAATAAGCGGTACAATCGCAAGTCTTCCCGTAAAGCTTTATAAGAGCGAGAGCGGGAAAGTAACACCTATGGAAGATTATCGGGTTAACTTATTAAATGACACCACAGGGGACACCCTGGACGGATTTCAATTTAAACAAGCCCTAGTAAATGATTTTCTTTTATTTGGTGAGGGCTACGCCTATATTAACAGGCGATTGAGTAAAGTTTCTAGTTTACATTATGTGAAGAATGTTAATGTGTCGGTGATTAATGATAATGACCCGATATTTAAACACTCACAATTAATTGTAAATGGCGAAATTTATGAATCATATCAGTATATGAAATTGCTTAGAAGGTCGATGAATGGGGTCGAAGGTGTTGGAATCCTTGACGAGAATTATGAGGCTTTAAAAGTTATCTTTAATTCTTTAAGGTATGAGGGTTTATTGGTTGCAAGTGGTGGAAACAAAAAAGGATTCATCAAGTCAGATAATAAGCTATCAGAACCCGCAATCAAGGAACTAAAAACCCAATGGAATGATATGTATAGAAATAATAATTCTAATTGCGTTGTACTTAATAACGGCTTAACATTCCAGGAATCAGCAAATACAAGCGTTGAACTTCAATTGAATGAGAATAAGAAAACAAATTCAGTTGAGGTCTGCAAGATGTTCAATATTCCCGAAAATATTTTGAATGGGAATTGTACAGAAGAACAGTACCAGGCATTTATTAAGCTGACTATATTACCTATTCTTACACAATTTGAAACAGTCTTAAATAATACACTTCTTTCAATCAATGAAAGGGTGTCTTTTTATTTTAAATTTGATACTAAAGAGTTATTGAAAGGCGATATTGTGAAAAGAATGACGGCTTATGGAATGGCAGTTAAACAAGGAATAATGCAAATTGACGAAGTGAGATACATTGAGGATTTAGAGCCGTTAGGGTTAGACTTCATCAAATTAGGCTTACAAGATGTATTATATGACCCAATTAAGAAACAAATATACACGCCTAACACTAATCAAACCGCAGACATTAGCACTATGAAAGGGGGTGAGGTAGTAAATGAGAATTGAAATAAGAAATAATCAAGTCATTTTAGATGGTTATGTCAATGCAGTATGCAGAGATTCCAAACCGCTTTTAAGCCCGCAAGGGTTATTCGTGGAGCAGATAAAAGAAGGAGTCTTTCAAAGAGCATTAGACAAAGCCCAAGATGTTAAGCTTTTGTTTAATCATAAGAATGAAAGGGAATTAGGGTCAATTGTGAATGGAAATTTACAGTTATTCGAGGATTCCATTGGGTTACGTGCAATATGTACAGTAGACGACCCCGAAGTCGTTCAGAAAGCTAAAGATAACCAGTTAAAGGGTTGGTCATTTGGTTTTTATTCTAATAAAGACGATTGGCAAAATGCCGAACCGTATCAAAGAAGATTTATAGAAGATATGGACTTATTGGAAGTATCAATATTGGATAAAACACCTGCTTACAATGGTACAAGTATCGAATCGAGAGATAACAAAGAGGTACTAGCAGAAACCAGGGGCGAAGATTTCAAAGCAATTGTTGAGGACTTGAGCCAGGAGCAACCGCAAATAGAGAATGTATCATGTTGCGATAATTGTGAAATGGCTTCAAATTGTGGCAATTGCAATCAAGTGTCGGATTGTAACAATCAAGACCACTTGAAATTATATGATAATTCAAAATTTCATATGGAAATGTTAAAAGCAAAGCAATTCAAATAATGAGTTGCTTTTTTTATACCCTTTTTCAGGACAATCAAAATTTAAAAATTCAAATATGAAGGAGAATACACGAATGAAAACAGTTGAAATTAAAAGAACTTTAGAAACAAGAGCGTTACCGCCATTATTAGAGAAAAGAAACGAATTACTTGAGGAAATGGAAACATTAGTTTCAAAAGCAGACACAGAAACAAGAGCATTGAACACAGAAGAAATTGAAAGATTCAATGTGATTAAAACAGAAGTAAACGCAATCGATGAAACCTTAAAAGCAGAAGAAGAAACAAGACAATATATAATGACACCAGGCAAGAAAAAGGAAGTTGAAGAAACTCGATCATTGGAAGAAACAAACTTCTTAAAATACTTACAAGGTGAGCAAAGAGCATTAGATATTGGGAACAATGGCGGAATAATTCCACAAACAATTGCAAATAAAATAATCCTTAAAGTTAAGGAATTAAGCCCAATATATGCGTTAACTACTATCTATAATATTAATGGTGATTTAGTTTTCCCAGTATATGATGAGGCAACGTCTTCAATTATAGCTGACTATGTGGAAGATTTAACAGAACTTAACGAGGCAACAGGCAAGTTTACGACTGTTAAATTAACAAATTATATTGTTGGTTGTTTGGCTAAAGTTTCAAAGTCATTAGTAAATAGACAAGATTTTGACCTTTTAGGATTTATAGTGAACAGGGTTGCATATGCAATTTCAATATTCATTGAAAAAGAATTAATAACAGGAACTACAAAAATGAACGGTCTTGAATCTTGCGGAAATGTACTTACAACGGCGGGTGCTACAATATCAGCCGACGATATAATCGACGTACAAATGGAAGTACCCGAAATATATCAAAATGGAGCAGTTTGGATAATGCACAAGACAACTTTAAAAGCTATCAGAAAGTTGAAAGATACAACTGGAGAATATCTTTTAAATAAAGATATTACAACGGCTTTTGGTTGGTCATTACTAGGAAAACCAGTCTATATTACAGAATCATGTAATGTAGCATTAACAGGCAAAAAGGTTATATTCTATGGAGATATGAGCGGACTTTATACAAAGTTAACTAAAAATGTTGAGTTACAAATATTAAATGAAAAGTTTGCAACTCAACATGCGGTTGGTTGTGTTGGTTACATCGAAATTGATTCAAAAATAGTTGAGCCACAAAAGTTAGTATCATTAAAAATAAAATAATATAGGGGGCTTATGCCCCTTATTTTGTATAGGGTGATTAAATGAAATATAGTGAGATTACAATTGCAGAAGTTAGCGAATATTTAAGAGTATCGGACGAAGATAATTTAATTAATATTCTTATGACTGCCAGTAAATCATTTGTTAAAAGTTATACTGGTTTAAGTATAGAGCAATTAGACTTATACGAAGATATACCAGTCGCAATTTTATGCTTATGTGCTGAAATGTATGATAATAGACAATTTACAGTCAGTAAAAAAGATGTAAACCCAGTCATTAAAACAATACTTGATATGTATTGTATTAATTTGTTATAGGGGGTTATATGCAAGGATTAACAAGCAGATTAAAAAACAAACTGGCACTTTATGGGAAGACAATTACATTAAATGAGTTAGGGGAAGATTCATTTGAATATGATGTTATTAAGTCCCCTATATATGCTGAAATACTGCCCCAGGGTGGACGTAATGAACAAGAGCAAGGAAATACAACTCAAGCAATTACAAGCCATAAAATAACCATTAGAAGTAATTCAATTGATAATCTTAAAAATGATATGTTTTTTGTATATCAGAATCAAAGATATGATATTGAATATTTTAATCCGAACTATAAATATAATGATTCGGTTGAGATATCAGCCACTTTGATTGTAGGTGAATTTTAGAATGAGTAATGAAGGTTTTGAGTTTCAAGAGTTAACCAATTATGAAAAAAAGCTTTTGGATATGGCAAGTAATAAAATGCCCCGTGAAACAATGAAGTTTATTCGTAAAGAAGGAACACAATTAAGAAAAGTCACGGTCAAAAATGCCAGGGCTAAGTTAAAAAAGAAAACTGGAAACTATTTTAAATCAATTAAAAAGGGTCGAGCCTATATATACGGGGGGAACGGCGGTACATCAATTCGAGTTTACTCGAATCAGCCACACGCCCACCTTATAGAAAAGGGTCATAGAATTGTTACACCTGGCGGAACTGTAAAAGGATTTAAACCAGGCTATCATATTTTTGAGAACTCGGAAAAGGAATTTGAAAGCCAGTTCTATAATGACATTGAAAATTTCATTGATGATGTTATTGGAAAGGGGTTATAAAATGATTTCTTTAATTGATATTAATAAAAGTATAGTTTCAGCTATACGAGGGGTATTTATTGGGACACCTTTCGATAGTACCACAATGATTCCTGGAGATATATCAGAAGGGTTTGAAAGACCTGGATTAAAAGTTGATTTTGATAATATCAAGCTAGAAAATATAAACGCTAATTTTAAGGCTAGAGCCTTAACAGTTAGGGTTTATTTTTTTGCCAAAGACTTAAAAAATTACAAAATTGACAACTTACAAGTTCAAGAAATAATTGAGAATACCTTTATAAAAGGCGTTTGGATTAATAGTTATTATATCCCCATAAATGATATCAACGCCGAGATAGTTGACACAGTTTTGACAGTTGATTTTGATATTAATATTACGGCATTTATTGACGATGAACAGGGCGAATTTATGGAGGATATAGAAACAGATTTTAAATATTAGGAGGGCATTACATGAGCGTTACATTACCAGTATTGGACATTAAATTTAAACAATTATCGCAATCATTCATCGAAAGAAGTGAGCGAGGTGTGGCGGTATTAGTTGTTAGGGACGACACCGATAAAACATTCACATATAAAGAATATATAACTCAAGAAGATTTGGACAAAGACACGGATTTATATACTGACGGTAATTTCCTTAACTTATCAGATATTGTTGGTTTTGGGGTTGCAAAATTAGTTGTTATAAGAATTGATGTGGCGGGAGATATGACCGAGGCACTAGCAATTATAAACACTAAATTAAAAACGGGTTGGGTGTCTATAGTTGGAGATGGTGCCGATTATATTGACATAATCACATGGGTTAAGGCGAGAGCATTGGAAGGCAAGACATTCAAAGGATTATGTTATAACGTGACTGAACCCGACAATGAGTTCATTCATAATTATACTAATCCATTTGTAACATTTAAAGATAGTAGGGGTAAGGTTGCGGGAGTGAATTACATACCGTCACTATTAGCAATTGCATGTATATGCAATGTTACTAGGGGTATGACTTATTATGTATGTAAAAACTTACTTGAAGTTGAGAATGTAACAGACATAAACACAGCTTTAAACAATGGGCAATTAATACTAATTAATGATTTTGACAAGGTTAGAGTAGGTACGGCAATAAATTCACTTGTTACATTCGATGAAACAAAAGGTACGTTTGACGATATGCGTTATATCGAAATCATGGAGGCTACAAGCATGATTAAGGACGATATAAGAGATATTTACAAAAATGATTATGTTGGCTCACATAGAAATAATTTAGATAATCAAATAATTTTCATATCAGCCGTAAACACATATTTTTCAGACCTGGCAGAAAGTGAAATACTTGATAATAAATATGATAACTTAGCATTTATAAGTATTGAGAAACAACGTAAAGCCTGGGAAACAATAAACCCCGAGGCGAAAACATGGGACGACACAAAGGTTAAAAACATGTCATTTAAAAGAAGTACATTTTTAGGGGCTGACATTAAGGTGTTGGGGTCTATGATGAATCTTGATTTTGACGTATTA